TAAGCATGCTGCGTTGAATACTTTACTTCAAGGTGGCGGTGCCATTACTATGAAAAAGGCATTGATTATCTTTGATGACCTGTTAAGATTACAGGCTATACCTGCTAAAATCGTAGGCAACATACACGATGAATGGCAAGTAGAAGTCCCAGAAAAACAAGCTGAACACGTAGGAGCCCTAGCAGTTAGGTGCATAGAACAAGCATCTAAAGAATATAATTTAAGATGTCCCCTTACCGGGGAGTATAAGATAGGAGAAAATTGGAGTGACACACACTAAAAAAAGAGCAACGTCTACTATTAATTTTGGATATACATTTAATCAAGAAACTGGTTTGTTAGATGGAATAGACACAGAACTAAAAGAATTAAAATATGTTGAAAATGAAATACTTAAAAACAATATGTCTTTAAGAAAAGCTTGTACACATTTAAAAGAAAAAACTAAAAGACATTTATCGGCTGCCGGTTTAAAAAAACATATGGATAAAAAATATGGAGCAGGGGAGTGGTTATCAAAAGTAAAAGGAGAAATATATATTATTTCTAATCCTGCTTGGAAAGGTTGGATTAAAATTGGTACAACTCTGGATGCCACTAACAGATTATCTCAATTTCAAGCAGCTTGTCCATTAAAAGATTTTAAACTTGTAAAATTTATTACAGTACAAAATAAATTAAAAGCTGAAAGAAAAGTACTAGAATTTATGAAATTTTTTGCAGAAGATAATAATGGAGAATGGATAAAAATACACACCGATAAAGCCATAGAAATTTTAAATACGTACAAAGAAAAATATGAAACCTGAAATAAAAGACAGAAAGAAATTTGACCTTGATTTAACCTATGGAGAAATCCGGGAAGAAAAGATAGCAGCAATGCTAACAGACAAAAAGGTAGAAGTTAAATCTGAACGAGACATCTGGCAAAACACCGGTAACATTTGTATAGAGTATGAGTCATGGGGCAAGCCTTCCGGGATAAGAGCAACTGAATCAGACTACTGGTTTCATAATCTTTGCATAGGCGATGATGAGTACTGTACCTTAGTATTTAAAACAGATACATTAAAAAAGATAGTAGACAAACTAGATACGTTTAAAACTGTATCAGGTGGAGACAGCAATGCTAGTCGCATGTACTTAGTAAATTTACAAAAGCTTTTTTCTACAGATGTTATTAAAGCTTTCAAGGATATTAAAGATGACGAAGAAGAAAAATAAAACTTTAGATACGCTTGTACAAGATATCTATAGCACTATTGAAGTGTTAGCGGATGATGAAGCAATAGACATCCCGGAAGAAATGTATGAACAGTTTGGACGGGATATGGAAGATGCTCTGAGACATTGGGCAACCCCTATCGAAAGACCTAAGAATGGTTTGCGTATGTCCAACATTGGACGACCTACTCGTAGGCTTTGGTACGATTTAAATACCGAACAAGAAAAAGAACGAATCAATGGTCCTACGTTTATTAAGTTTTTGTACGGGCATTTACTTGAGGTTTTACTTTTGTTTTTTGTCCGGTTGACAGGTCACGTTGTAGAAGGAGAACAGAAAGAAGTTACAGTTGAAGGTATCAAGGGACATATGGATAGCGTAATAGATGGTGAAGTCATTGATGTAAAGACAGCATCAGGTTATGCCTTTAAAAAATTTAAAGATGGTACATTAGCTCAGAACGATTCATTCGGATACTTATCTCAACTAGCAGGATATGAAGAAGCAGAGCAAACTAATAACGGAGGCTTCTTGGTAATGAATAAAGAAACAGGAGAGCTAACTGTTTTTATCCCGGATGATTTAGATAAGCCTAATATAGTTCACAGGATAAAAGAAGTTAAACAGGCAATGAAGAAACAGACTCCTCCTACTCGTTGCTTCAAACCGGTCCCAGAAGGAGCTGCAGGAAACATGAAACTTCCGAGAGATTGCAACTGGTGTCCTCATAAGTTTGAATGTCATAAAGATGCTAATGAGGGTAAAGGCTTAAGAACCTTTCAGTACGCTAAAGGTTTAGTATATCTAACACACGTAGCAAAGCTACCCAACGTACACGAAATAATATGAACAGTAAAGAAGCAAAAAGATACAGAAAGAAAGCTAAAGCTCTTACAGTAGACTGGATTCAATCCCTCATCCCGGAAGAAGAAGCAAAGAAAGTTAATGTAGAAAACTTTCAAGATTATATGCCGGACCAAAAATATGTATACGCAAACAAAAAGTTTATGTTGTCTGCGTTCTCTGAAAGATGGTTTTACAAAAACCTTAAACGACTTAATAAAAAATTAGATTCAGTAACCCTAAAGGATTTTCAAAGTGAAGAGGGGTTATAGAAAGCCTCGTAAGGTCCGTCCTGTAGAAAAAAATATTCCGAAAGGATATGATTCTGGATGGGAATATCAATTACATAACTCAGTTCTAAAGTCTTGGAGTCATCACTCAGAGAAGATAAACTATGTTGTTGAACATAAATACGAACCGGACTTTACACAGACTATTGATGGTGTAGAATACTTACTAGAAGCTAAAGGTAGGTTCTGGGACTATCAAGAATACAATAAATATGTTTGGATACGTAAGTCTTTAAAGCCTAATCAAGAGCTAGTCTTTTTGTTCTCTAGTCCTACGTCTCCTATGCCTCAAGCTAAAAGAAGAAAAGACGGGACCAAAAGAAGTCATGCAGAATGGGCAGAGAAAAATAATTTTAAATGGTATAGTGAGCACACATTACCGAAAGAATGGATATAACTATGGAATATAAATTTGATGAGAACATAAACATACGAGGAGTTCAACAGTACATTGATAGCACCTACACACAACACTACGCTCACTCTAAATATCAAGCAACGGATATGATTATTGATGCCGGACATGGTGAAGGTTTTTGTATAGGAAACATAATGAAGTATGCTATGAGATATGGTAAAAAGAATGGTAAGTCTGAAGCAGACCTACTTAAAATTATACACTATGCGTTAATAGCTTTGTATTTAAATAACGAGGAAGAAAATGATTGATGATAAAGTAGGAGTTAAACCTTATCTAGGTATTAACATTAATTACAATAAAGAAAAGAAGCTAGACCGATTTAGTCTAGATACACTTAAAGATAGATACCTCTATCAAGAGGAAGGAGAAACATATGCACAAGAAGCGTTTGCAAGAGCTGCTGTCTTTGCTTCAACATTTAAAGGACATACTGATTTCGAGTTGGCTCAAAGACTTTATAATTACTCTTCCGATTTATGGTTCATGTTTAGCACTCCTATTCTTAGTAATGGGGGAACCAATAGGGGTTTACCTATTAGCTGCTTCCTCAATTACGTACCTGACAGTCGTGATGGTTTATCTTCTCATTATGATGAGAACATATGGCTCGCAAGTACAGGTGGAGGCATTGGTGGATATTGGGGAGATATTAGAAGTAATGGCATCGCTACTGCTAACAATAGTCGTTCTACTGGTTCAATACCATTCATGAAAGTTGTTGACTCTCAGATGTTAGCCTTCAATCAAGGCATCACACGTAGAGGGTCATACGCAGCATACATGGATATTGACCATCCGGAGATAGAAGAGTTTATAAACATTCGTAAAGAATCCGGGGGAGACATTAATCGTAAGTGTCTTAATCTACACAATGGAATCAATCTAACGAATGAGTTCTTACAAGCAGTAAAGAATGATGATGATTGGAGATTGATTGACCCTAAGACTAAGGAAGCTGTAAAGATAGTTAGTGCTAGAGAGTTATGGTGGCAGATACTTAATGCTAGAGCAGAGACTGGTGAGCCTTACATGGTGAACATAGATAACTGTAATGATGCTTTACCTAAGTCACAGAAAGATTTAGGATTAGAGATAAAACAAAGTAATCTTTGTTCTGAAATAACATTACCTACCAATGAAGAAAGAACCGCAGTTTGTTGTCTTTCCTCAGTAAATCTAGAGCACTTTGATGAATGGTCCAAAGATGAACAGTTCGTTGACGACCTAGTAACCATGCTTGATAATGTTTTACAGCATTTTATTGACAACGCTATTGACACATCCGAGATTGGGGAGTATAATGCTAACTACAAACGCTTTTCTAATCATGTCAAACCCGATAAAAAATCCTTTACAAAAGCTGCATTCTCAGCTTACAGAGAAAGGTCTATCGGGTTGGGTGCAATGGGGTTCCACGCTTACCTCCAACGTAAGGGCATTCCTTTCGAGGGTATATTCGCAACTGGCTTTAACTACAGAGCTTTCCAACACATTAAAGGAAAGGCTACTGACGCTACTAAAAGACTTGCCGAAGAACGTGGTGAAGCTCCTGATGTACATGGTAGCGGGCATCGTAACGCTCATTTGTTGGCTATTGCTCCTAATGCCAGTAGTTCTATTATATGTGGTGGCACTTCCCCTAGTATTGAACCATATCGTGCTAACGTATATACGCACAAAACTTTATCCGGTTCTTACCAAGTTAAGAATAAAAATCTAGAAAGTCTTCTTAAAAAGAAAGGCTTAAAAGCTAAAGAGCTTGAGCAGGTCTGGAAAGACATTGCAGCTAATGAAGGCTCTGTACAGCATCTAGATATCCTTGATGATAAAGAAAAGGAATTGTTTAAAACCGCAAATGAGATTAATCAAATTTGGATAGTGGAACATGCATACAAAAGACAGGAGTTCGTTTGTCAAAGTCAAAGCGTAAATCTGTTTTTTGTTTTCCCGAAGGCTACTGAGCCTCAAGAAATACATGACGAATACTTACAGTATGTCAACGATGTACATTGGTACGCTATGCATACGTTGAAGTCTTTGTATTATTTTAGGTCGGATGCTGCTAGAAATGCAGAGAATGTTAATATTAAAATACCTCGTATAAGATTAGAGGAAGTGGATTGTATAGCTTGTGAAGGATAAAAAGTTTAGTGAGTTTTGTAGACGTATGTGGCTAGACCACTGCGATGAAAACAAAACACCGCATTCAATTACTTATACAGAAAAAGAATTTAAAACAGTATTTAATAAATGGCTACTGAAAAAGTATGCTGAAGAAATGGAGAATAAATGAGTATATTAGGAACAAGAGAACATTATAAACCCTTCGAATATCCTTGGATGTTTGATTACTATGTTCTACAAAATCAAATGCATTGGATGCCTGAATCAGTTCCTTTACATAATGATGTCAAAGATTGGCAAGAACTAACTAAATCTGAAAAGAATTTACTAACACAAATCTTTAGATTGTTTACGCAGTCTGATGTAGATGTCGGGTCCGGATACGTAGATAAGTATATGCGTATCTTTAAGAAGCCTGAAGCCCGGATGATGATGACTTCGTTTGCTAACATGGAGTCTATACATCAACATGCTTACAGTCTTTTACTGGATACTGTTGGCATGCCTGAAATAGAATACAAAGCCTTTGCAGAGTATGAAGAAATGTCAGACAAGCATGACTACGTTGGAGAGTTTAAACCAACATTAAAAGATAAACAAAGCATTGCTAAGACTCTTGCAGTCTACTCAGCGTTTACGGAAGGCTTACAGCTTTTTAGTAGCTTTGCTATCTTACTAAACTTTCCTCGTTTTGGACGTATGAAAGGTATGGGTCAAATAGTTACCTATAGCATCCGGGATGAATCTATGCATGTAGAAGCTATGACAAAACTATTTAGAGAATTTATTCAAGAGCACTTAGACATCTGGACTGATGACTTTAAAAAAGAAATCTACGAAATATGTAGGAAGATGGTAGCTTTAGAAGATAAGTTTTTAGATTTAGTTTTTGATATGGGTAATATCGAAGGGCTTACAAAGAAAGATATGTATGCTTACAATAGATACATAGCTGATAGACGCTTACTTCAATTAGGGTTAAAAACAAACTTTGGACAAAAGGATAATCCTTTAGGTTGGATAGATGAGGTTATGGGAGTAGAACATCAAAACTTCTTTGAAGGCAGGGCTACATCGTACATGAAAGCAGGTCTCAGAGGAAAACAAAATATAATTACATTTAACGAAATTAAAAATGAAGACGAACAAAAAGTCGAAGGAAGCTAATCTAATAAGTTGGAAGCTTTGTATTGACTCTGAAAATAAATTGGTTACTGAACTAAGTTCTTTCCCTATCGAATATATTGACCTCTTTCATCAAGAAGATAGATTAGTTATTCTAAAAGCCTTACAAGAAGCAAGGACTGCTTTAGAACCCCTACATAAAAGTATAGAAGTTCAGCTAGATGCAACCTTTTAAAGATAGCTACAATGGAGCATAAATAGTTATACTTTCTTCTTTCCCTTTAACTTTTATTGCTCCAAGTTCTTTATATACCCATTGACTCGGTAGTTGCAGAACAGTCGCTCTAGACATAATAGTTTTGTTTTCTATGTATTGTCCTCTTCCTGCGGTTGCTTCTAATCTAGCTGCAAGGTTGACTGCATCCCCGATAACAGAGTAATCAAATCTACTTTCAGACCCCATGTTTCCGACAATACATGTTCCTGTATTAATCCCGGTTCCT